CAGTGCGAGAATAGAATTCGAACGGCATTACAGAATTATCCGACCGCACACCCATGAAAATCTGGCGCAGTGTTGCGTGAACTCGGCTTGCTGGAACTGCCCGAAAGGAGTTGGCTCAAACTGCCACGGCTAGAAACGGCAATTGACTTCCGGGATAGGATGGAACGCGCTCTTTATGCTCAAGGTCCAAGCGGGGGTGTTGCCGACTTGATAGTGCTCGATAGCTCTCGCGATCCATCGTTCTATCGAGGACGCTGGATTTCGCCCAAACGGGAAACGGGCTGCTTCATTGCCCGCCGCCCTCAGGCCTACGGGGCGCCGCTTTGGGGGTTTGCCCTTCTCGCCGGAGGGAATCTCGAAAAATTCATCGATTTTCCGCCCAAACGCGACAAGTTTCGGGGTTGCGATTTCGCATGGCATTTACAGGCAGCCATCGATTCGCTCCGGGGCACGCGACAAACGTACCGGCGCCGCAGCACCCCTAGTCAAGCACGGCTCGATTTCTTCTCACCGCTACCACTCTGGGCCCAACGGCGTCTTGCTGTCATCGGGCGCTCCGTAGAGCGCGATCGATGCCTGTTCTCTTATGAAATACCGGCGCGCGAATTGGAGGCCGAAGAGAATTTTCTCCAAACGTATCTCTGGACGGCGCCGACTGAATCCTCTCAGGTGGGAAGCTAATGTCCCAGACCATTCAAGAAACCATCGAAGAGCTTCATGTCGCGCTGAGTGATTATATCGAGGCAACGTATCACATAAGCGATCCCGCACTCATTGGGCAGCGTAAGAAATTGCTCAACCGGGCCGGAGTCGTATTTCAAGACCCCTATATTGAATCGACGCCTCGCTATCAAACTGGCCAAGCATTCTCAGAGATCAAAGGTCTCCCTAAAGCGGCCCTTGAGGCCTTAATCGCATTATCGAGCGCGCATGGGGGACACGAGAAGCTGCTTTACGACCCGCCTTACAAGCATCAATCGGAATCAATCATGCAAACCCTCGTTGAGGGCAAAAACCTGCTTGTCATGACTGGTACCGGCTCGGGCAAGACGGAATCCTTTCTTTTGCCAATTCTGGGCAAGTTCGCACGGGAGGCTGACGACAACCCCAAGAGCTTCTTCGAACAGCCAGCAGTGCGAGCGCTCATCCTCTATCCGATGAACGCGCTTGTGAACGACCAATTGGGACGATTGCGGGCAATATTTGGCGACCCACGAACCTCGTCCCTGTTTAAGAAGTGGGCAAAACGCCCAGCGCGCTTTGCGCGCTACACAAGCCGCACACCTTACGCGGGCGTGCGAACCCGCGACAAGGATCAGCGTAAGCTTAAGGCCTTCGGAGATTTTTACGTCGATATCGAACGTCTGGCACGAAGTCCCGCGTCAGATGAGCAGATAGAAGCAGAACGTCTGCTGTATGAACTAAAGAAGCGCGGAAAATGGCCCGCCAAGCCGGATCTTGTGGCTTGGTACGGCGAGAGGGGAGATGATTGGCAGGATCGCAAGACCGAAGAGTTTAGGCGGGCAGTGACGCTTCCGGATGACGTGGAACTAATTACCCGCGGCGAGGTGCAGGACGCCCCACCCGATTTGCTAGTGACGAATTATTCAATGCTTGAATACATGCTTATGCGGCCTATCGAACGTTCGATTTTCGACAGGACACGCACTTGGCTGGAGAGCAACCCAAAAGAAAAGTTCCTCGTGGTCCTTGATGAGGCCCACCTTTACCGGGGCGCCTCTGGTGCCGAGGTCGGTCTGTTGTTGCGAAGGCTACGCGATCGTTTGAATATTCCGCCGGATCGGTTTCAAGTTATCTGCGCAACTGCCAGCTTTAAGGATGCAGACTACGCCCCAAAATTCGGGGCACAACTCTCCGGTGTGCCAGCCGAGACATTTGTCGCCATCAAAGGCGATTTCGATTTCAGATCACACCAAGGATATGGGAGTAAACGCGACGCCGAGGTCCTTGCAAGCATCGATCTGGACGAATTCCATCGCGCTGAAAGCGAAGCGGAACGCGGTACTCTGGTCAAGCCTCTGCTCGATCATCTGCGGACGAAGCCGACAGGAGATTTGGAAGCTGATCTATATAATGCTCTCGTCAATTTTCCTCCGCTTGGGTTGCTCATAAACACGACAATGACCCAAGCACGCGCTGTAAGCGAGCTCGGCCACGAATTGTTCGCTGATGCACCGGAACAGGCGGACGCGGCGGTTACTGCCCTCATGCATTTCGGAAGCTTGGCACGTATAGATCCAAAAGCGCCAGGTCTTCTTCCATGCCGCATCCATAATTTTTTTAGAGGTCTGCCCGGTTTATGGGCCTGTATGGACCCGGACTGTGCCGGGCTGTCACAGAGCGAGCGCAGCGGCATCTGCGGAAAGCTCTACAGCCAGCCGCGCGAGCGCTGCGAGTGTAACGCTCGGGTTCATCAGTTTTATACCTGTCGGTATTGTGGCACAGCCTACGCGCGCGCCTACACTGACGATGTCGATACGCCGTCTGCCCTTTGGTCCGAACCAGGGCGACGGCTGAGAATGGACTCTGGCGAGACTAGTGCTCTCTTGCCGATTGATATTTTGTTGGAACAACCAACACCGGGGCGTCCCATAGAACCAGCCGATTACGATCTTGAGACCGGCCGGCTCAATCCGAAGGACATTGGACCGCGCAATCGAGGGATCTTCCTGCGGTGCGATCGCGTCACTCCGCATGCTGATGATGAGGACGGGGACGTTGATCAGAGTCTTGAGGCACGGGGCCAATTCATTCCGTGCGCGTGTTGCAACAAAACGCAGCGCGGTCGCACCACAGTTCAAGACCACCAGACCAAAGGTGACGAGCCCTTCCAAGCGCTCGTAGCTCGTCAAATCTGGATACAGCCCCCGAATGCAGTTAAGGCAAGCCGCTTTGCACCGCTACGCGGAAGGAAGGTACTTGCCTTCTCAGACTCTCGACAGGTTGCCGCTCGCCTTGCGCCGAACCTGCAGATGTATTCGACAAGAGATTCCCTACGTCCACTTATTGCGCGCGGTTTCTCCGACTTGCACAAATCTGCGATTCTAAATCCACATGTTGGTCTAAATGACCTATTTCTGGCGGTTATGCTGGCGTCGAAAAGGCTCGGTGTACGACTTCGCCCTGAATTGGGATCAGGTGAGAACTTCACTGCGGAAGATGTCGTTGAGGAAGCGCTAGCGAACGGGACCGCTGACACCGAGCCGGGATTGCTTTCGCTGATGCTAAAAATGCGATCAGCGTTGCCCCCACGAGCACTGCTGGAAGATATCGTCACAACTATTCAAAATCCCTTTCTTGGTCTCGAAGCGCTTGCGCTGGCGTCGATTTGCGAGCGCAGTGAGCTCACATCGAAATTGGAAAGACTTCCGCTGATTTCCGGTCTGGCGGAGACGCCTGAAAGCAAGGTCGCGCTCGCGCGCGGTTGGCTGAGGTGTTGGCGCAACAACGGTTTCTGGCTGGCGGGAATGCCGTCGACTTGGCAAAACCGTTCGCGAGCTGAAGGAGTCAGCATCAAAGACAAGAAGGGCAAAGGCATGTTCAAGGCGATGGACGTGGTTATCACGGACAAGGGCGCTCGAAAGATTTTCAACGAAAAATGGACACCCGAGTTACTGTCCGTCTTTACGGTCGATCTTGGCGGCGCTTATCAGTTGCGCGGCGGTGAGCTGTCCCTCCAATTTGATGGTGGCTGGTCGCGATGCTCGACATGCAAGTCGGTGCACAGGCCCGTACCCGGAGTCATGCACTGCTTGGATTGCGGTAGCGCAAAGGTTGGACCGCTCGATCCCGATGTCGATCCGGTCTTTTTGGCGAGGAAAGGCTATTACCGAAGACCAGTTATGGCGGCCCTTGGTCAACCACCCCGAGAACCGATGGCGCTCATCGCGGCCGAACACACCGCGCAATTGAACGCACCTCAGAATGAAGACGTATTCTCAAAAGCGGAAGAAAACGAACTCCTATTTCAGGACGTAAAACCTGCTATGGGCCGGAACGCACTCAGGGCAACCGCTATCGACGTACTCTCCAGTACGACAACAATGGAAGTCGGTATTGATATCGGAGCGCTATCCGGCGTTGCACTACGCAACATGCCCCCCGGCCGGGCAAATTATCAGCAACGTGCTGGTCGGGCAGGTCGTCGCGGCAATTCGGTGGCAACCGTAGTTGCATTTGGCAGCGCCGATAGTCATGATGAGCACTACTTCACGAACCCGCAAAGCATGATCCGTGGCGACGTTATCGATCCCAAGCTTACGCTTGATAATAAGGAGATAAGCCGGCGGCACATTCGCGCTTTCCTGCTTCAAAACTATCACCAGGACAGGCTTCCGGATGTCGATCCGGCACAGCCCCACAACCTCTTCTCAGTGCTGGGCAAAGTGTCCGACTTCCGCGACGGAACCGCCATCCTTAACTTCCATGACTTCAAAAAATGGCTTTCGGAAAATAACCAACGTCTTCAAACGCGCATTAAATCTTGGATGCCGAGCGAACTTTCGCCGCAAGACAGGGCTTCGCTGCTGGCGGAAATGAAGGACGACTGCATTAGCGAACTGGGAAAGGCGATCCAGACTACAAAGCCCGAAGAAGACGCGGAGGATTCAGAGCAGGACGATATAGCTGTAGAAGAGTCTCCCGAGGAAGGCGACGAGCGCCCCGGGAAGAAGCCAGATAATGCAGAATTGCTTCAACGCCTGCTCTACAAGGGAATTTTACCCCGCTATGCGTTCCCAACGGACGTTGCAACGTTTCATGTTTTCGATGCGCCTCGATCAAGCCGGTTCCGGCCGATAATGCGCTTTGCCCCCTCCCAAGGATTGCCCATCGCTCTCTCGCAATACGCTCCTGGCAAACAAATCTGGATTTCCGGCAAATGTTATACGTCCGGCGCAATCTACTCCGTTATGTCGGACGAGCGATTCGATGCGTGGCAGAAGAAGCGACTATATTGCGAATGCAGCGTGTGCGGGTTCGCGAAGACATTTGAGATTGATGTAGACCCGGTTCACAAGGGCGATAAGCAGGACTGTCCAGCCTGTGGCGCGAAAGAGACGTTTGGCGAAGCCAGATACTGGCTGCGGCCCCCGGGCTTCGCGCACCCGGTCGATGTTGAAGAGGTCACATCACCCGACGATATGCCAGAAACTAGCTACGCAACCCGTGCAAAACTGACCATGGAAACGCCGCTAGAAGAACGCCAGTGGAAAGCCGTCAATGACCGCGTCCGGATTCTATCGGACCGCAAACACTTGCTCGTCTCCAATACCGGACCGAAGAGTGATGGTTATACTTATTGCGTCAAATGCGGGCGTATTGAAGCGAGCAGTGAAAAGTCGACGCTGCTTTCTGCTCCCCACCGGAAACCATATCCTGACGACCGCGACCCCACTTGTGATGGCGGCGGAACATCCACGCATATTGTGCTTGGAACGGACTTCATTACTGACATTGCATTGCTTTCTATGGATGTCGCCCTGCCACTGCGGCTGAGGCCCGGACATTATCCTACGGATGTGGCCCTTCGCACCGTAAGCGAAGCTATAGCTATGGCCGGAAGCAAGATGCTCGAAATCGAACCTGGGGAATTAATGGCAGAATATCGTCCGTCTCTTACTCCGGAAGGGCGCGAAGGTCTGAAAGCTGAGATTTTTCTGTATGATACCTTGCCGGGCGGCGCTGGGTTTTCGACCCAATTGATTGGCAGAGGGCCGGAGCTATTTGAGCTTGCTCTGGATTTGATGAAGACCTGTCCAGAAAATTGCGATGCCTCGTGCTATCGCTGCCTTCGTAGTTTCAAGAACAAGTTCGAGCATGTCTTGCTTGATCGGCATGTTGGAGCCGAGTTGCTTGAATATCTGATCAGCGGGCTACTACCACAATTCGACCCAGGGAGGTTGCAGCAATCCAGCAAGTGGCTGTTAAACGACCTCCAACGTCAAAGCGATTCCGAAATCCTCTTCGAAGAAGGAGTTGCGGTATCTTGCGGCGCGAGCGGGACCGTCACAGTGCCGATACTGGCAACGAGAAAGAGAGACGGAGCACGATACGCCATAGCGCTCTCCGGGCCACTTACGGATGAACATCCGGCAGATAGCTCACTTCTGAGTCTAAAGCACTCTCAGGTTGGCCCAGAGTTGATTGTAATCAATGAACTTCTGGTTCGTGGAAATCTGCCGGCGGCTTCGGCAACAGTTCATGAACGAATGGACCTTTGATCGAGACCCCGCAAAGGTTTGCCGCCCAGATTCCAATCTGTGTCGTCCTTCAATTATGAAGCGGCCGCGGCGTGATCTAGAGCACCCGAGCGTACCAGGTTAAGATTGAGAGCTGGTGAGAAATGGAGTCGATTTGACGGCTGACAAGGAAAGAGTAGAAACCTTATCAGTGCCTGCGGATGTTCCATAACATCCGGTACCCGAAAATCACATCAGCCGAGCAGGCGCCGGTGCTCGGTCCAAAGCAATGGAAGCAGCTTTGGGATCCGCGCCAGGGAAAGTTCACAAGGCTGCCCGCCTTCCAGAATCGCCGAGGTGACGTCCGGCGAAAGGAACGCTAGCCGAAGGGCTTGGCGAACAACCTTGGGATGAAGGCGTTTTGCCTCCGCGAGTTGTTCGATGGACTCATAAGCTCCCTCTTGGAGACAATGAACCCAGGCGTGTGCGCGAACAATGGATTGGATCAGGCTTTCGTTGCGCGCAACTTCCGGTGCACCACTGCCTTCCACCGCGCCAGCGGCATCCTTCGCCTTTGTCGACCACGCAGCTCTGATTTCGTGGCTGGTGCCATCCCCGCCGGCGGCGCCAGCGATCGTTACCAGAAGTCGATCGCGGGCAACGACGACGCGCTCAAGCGCATCAATGGGGGCGGGCGTACTATCGGAGTTTTCCTGTTGTTGATGAGACTTGAGGGAGGCAAGGACCGCGCTCTCAATCTCTGCAGCTGAGATGCGTCTGACGGACCCTGCTGCTGCTTTCCGCCCTCGCAGCAGTGCCGAACTTATGTAGAAGCGGTAGCGCACGCCATTCTTGGTCGAAAAACTCGGGCTCATGAGGTTACCGCGGTCGTCGTAAAGCTTGCCCTGGAGCAGGGCTCCGCTCTCCGATCGTTTGATCTTGCGGCCCTGTGAGTTGGATTTGAGGAGCTCTTGAAGCCGGTCAAACGTCGCGCGATCGATAATGGCTTCATGCTCGCCCTCGAACCATTTGCCGCCGTGATGAACCTCGCCAAGATAGACGCGATTTTTGAGGAAGTAGGCGAGAGGACCGTAAGTGAAAGGAATACCCCCGTTGTATTTGGCAACCTTGGTGTTGCGCTGCTTGGTGACGATGCCTCTGCGATCGAGTTCGGCCACCAGCTTGCTGAAGGATTTTAGTTCCAGGTAGAGGCGGAAGATGGCTCGGACGGTCTCAGCCTCGCTCTTGTTGACGACGAGCTTCTTGTCCTTGCCGTCGTATCCGAGCGGGACCGTGCCGCCGGTCCATTTGCCCTTGCGCCTACTAGCCGCGATCTTGTCGCGCACCCGCTCGGAGGATAGCTCCCGCTCGAACTGCGCAAATGACAAGAGAACGTTGAGGGTCAGTCTTCCCATCGACGTGGTCGTGTTGAATTGCTGGGTGACTGCGACGAAGGAGATTGACTTGGCATCAAACGCCTCGACCAGCTTGGCGAAGTCGGCAAGCGAGCGGGTAAGGCGGTCGATCTTGTAGACAACCACCACATCGATCCTGCCGGCCTCGATATCGGCCAGCAGCTTTTTGAGGGCAGGGCGATCAAGGTTGCCGCCGGAATAGGCGGGGTCGTCATAATGCTGGGGGAGGGCTCGCCACCCCTGCGAGGCCTGGCTCTTTATATAGGCCTCGCAGGCATCCCGTTGGGCATCCAGCGAATTGAATTCCTGCTCCAGGCCATGTTCGGTGGATTTACGGGTGTAAATGGCGCAACGCAAAGGCTTAGAATCAGCTGCCATCGGCGGCGTCCTTATTCGACGCCGACCGCAGCCCGAAGAACCGGGGCCCGTTCCATCGAGTGCCGGTAATCTCCGAGGCGATTTCGGACAGGCTGGCGAAGGTCTTACCGCCGAGGGCAAAGCCCTTAGCCATCACCATGACGCGGTAACTCTTGCCCTTCCAGGTCCGGACCAGTTCTGAACCGGGCTTGATTCGGCGCGGCAATACTATTTTTCCATTCGGCTGTGCCGCATACGTCTTGATCATTTGATCGAGTAGCCGCTGCGTCGAGCGGGGGAGGCCGCCGTAGGCCTTCTCCTGAATCCGGTGCGCGATGGTCCGCCGCAGCAGATCCGGACCGAACGCTCTTGGCGGATCGGTCCGGAACAGCCCACTGTATCGTTTCCGCAGCTCTGCGATCGGCGTCGTCGGCAGCCGATCCAACTCGGCCTCAACCGCCGGATCGGCTGCCTTCGAATCTGGTCGGCCCGAAGTCATGAGGGCACGCCCGGTTTTGCGATCCGGTAGATGCGCTCGTCGCCGACCTTGTCCGAGACGAGATTAAGTTTGAGCTTCTTCTTGACCACGCCGGCAAAGAAGCCACGCACCGAATGCTGCTGCCAGTCGGTCGCCTTCATGATCGCCGCAATCGTCGTACCTTTAGGCTGCCGCAGCATTCCGATCACGGTTTCCAGCTTGGGTGAGGCGCGGGTCAACTTGGCTGACATCGCCTTCGGCCTGGCCGCCCTGGATGCGGCTGGCGATCGGGCGGCACTTCGCTTTCGCTTGAAAGACGGAGTAGCTCGCGATTGCTTGGTGATACGTTTTGCGGATTTCGATTTAGTTTTGTTGGTGGCCATCTGGGTCTCCCTGATGTCAACGACAGCTTCAAATGCTGCCACTGACACAAGCCCCGCACTTCGGCGGGGCCACGAGGAGAACCGAGCGCCTTCGCCCGCGATTCCTGTTCAACAGCAAGGCCGCATCATGCAAACCACCGGCCTCGTATTGTTCGGCGATGGACAGTGACGCTCCTGACACCGCTGAAGTCGAGCGAATTCGGAGCAATCTTGTGGCTCATATTGTGCCATTCAGATCACGAACTTGCCGCCGCTCAGAGGGTCCCCTAAAAACTCTGGCATAGCGGCCTTTCCGGAGGCATCCTACAATGGTCGGCAATGGCTCTCGAGTTACCCCACCCAGCGCATGCTTGTGTCGTAGGCGAGCGGATCGCACGCGAGCGCCTGCGTGATGCTATCTACCTGATCATCGTGTTTGCCGTGCGGAAACACCAGCAACTCTGCTTCAAGCTCAGGTAGGAATGCCGCATCCCTTGGAAACAGTACGAGACCTGCCGCGAACTTGCCCTGTTGAACATAAAGTCGACCGATTTTGTCCCGCTCCACCGGAATGGGATTGATATAGCAATACCTGGTTTGATTTAGCTCTTGGGCAAGCGCGATGCCGGTGGATGCGTCCTCGATCAGTATCTCGCTTGGCCTGTAACGTTGTGCGAGCGCTAGGGCTGTGTCTCGCAGCTGCGGATATTGATAGCGGTCGCGGGTCAGATCGAGCAGATAAAAATGGTCGTCGAACAAGAGCCAGGTCGTGCAGACCGACCAGTCATTCTGTGCGCCATCTTTGGCAGCGGTGTCCCAGCTTTGGATCACCCTACCACGCCTGAGCTCGGGAGCGACGTCGTAATACCGTAACCAGGCCCGCTTAATCATTGCGCCGCCGGGTGGGACTGGGGATTGCTGATACTGGGCGGCGAACACGTCGGGGCCCAGCGTTTGCTGCTGTTTGCGCAGCGTTGCCAACGATTCATGGGCCGGATGAAGAGCTTCACCTGCAGATCGCTGATAGAACTCATCAATGCCGATTGGGATGCGTTCGTCGACCTCTGCAATTGCGGGCAGGCTCAACATTTCCCAGCCATCAGAGGAGGTCGATAGAAACCCCGAGAGATCGTTCATGTGCACGCGCTGCATAACCACGATGATCGCACCGGTTTCTTTATTGTCGAGGCGCGACATCAGGGTATTGGACACCCACTGGTTAAGTGTATTACGACGCGCCTCCGATTGCGCGTCCGCCGGCTTTTGCGGATCGTCAATGATAAACAAGTCGCCGCCGAGGCCGGTGAGCGGACCCGAGACGGATGTCGACTTCCGGAAACCACGTTTGGAGGTAAGCAGTTCGCCATCGACACTGCGCAATATCCGCATCTTTGGAAAAAGCCGTTTGTACCAGGGAGAGTGCATAATGGAGCGGAAGTCACTGGCATGCTTGCCGGATAGGTCATCCCCATAACTGATCGCAAAAATCCGGCGCCAGGGCGCGTGTCCCAATAGAAAAGCCGTAAACGCCACCGAGACCGTAAGCGACTTGAGATGGCGGGGCGGCATATTGATAATGAGCCGGGTGATCTCGCCGCGGCGAATGCGGTCGAGTTGATAAGCAATTGCCCGAATATGCCAGTTCGGCAGAAACGGTACACCCGGGTTGAGGTGCAGAACGCTTCTGTGCAGAAAGCTTTCGAAATCGTTGCGCAGGATAGCATCGATAGCCCGTTGGGCGTCTTGTGTATCTTCGGTCATGACTAGTCCTCTTTTGAATTGAGCTTGTTTTGATATTTGTGCAGGTACGCTTCCAGCACAGCCTCATCATCTTCGCTAAGCCCAGATTCCATGGGCTCGCCGGAGGTCATCGCGTGATGGCGGTTAAGGAGGAATGCCGCGGCTTTGGTGTTGCCCTTCAAGCAATCTTCGATGATGCGACGGAATATGCCTTCCAGGATGCTGATCCTTCGCGCTTTGCCGCGCTCGTTGAGGCTGATCTTTTGTTGAAGCAGTTCATGCAGAATGGTCTCCGCGCTCTTGGCGCCTTTCGGTCGCCCCTTTGGATTGCCGCTTTTCCCCGGCTTGAACTGATGGGCGCGAGGCGGTTTTCCATATCCGACGTCGTCCCCGTCCGCGTCCCTTGGAGCACGCTTCTTGGGCGGCGGTTCGCGTTTCCCGGGTTTGGTCATTTCGCCCTCGCACGCTTCGCCGCGGAGAGCGTAGCGGCCACCTCGTCGAAGGTCTGGCCGGTTGCCTTTAGGACGGCATCGCGCTTCGTAAAATTTTGCCAACGGCGGATCGCCGCATCGACGTAAAGCGGGTCAATCTCGACGCCATAGGCTCTGCGGCCGACGCGCTCCGCTGCGAGAAGCGTGGTGCCCGATCCCATAAAGGGATCCGGAACGACGTCGTCCCGGCGCGAGCAATCCTTGATTGCGTCCGCTACCAGCGCGATCGGCTTCACCGTCGGATGAATCGAAAGCTCGTCGAGGCGGCCTTCGCGGAAGGTATTGACGCCGGCGTAGGTCCAGACATTCGAGCGGTTTCTGCCGTGTCGGCCGAGCTCAATGTTGTTGAGGTGGGGCGCATCGCCATTCTTGTAGACGAATATCAGTTCGTGCTGTGAACGGTAAAAGCTTCCCTGACCGGCATTAGTCTTGTTCCAGACGACGAGGTTCTGAAGGGGGCCGAAGATCTCTTCCCCGGCGGCGTGCAATTCGCCTAGATGTCGCCAGTCCATACACACGAAATGGATCGAGCCATGCTCGGAGAATTTTAGGGCCAGTCGCATCCACCTCTTGAGAAAATCGATGAAGTCGGAAGGCGACAATTCGCCCGATGCGACCGCAAATTCACGGTGCTTGATTTTGCCGCGACCGACTGTTGCAGAGATTTGCACGTTGTACGGCGGATCGGCGAACACCATGGCAGCCCGGTCCCGTCCCATGAGCCTAGCCAAATGGGAAGCGTCACAGGCGTCACCACACAAGAGACGATGGCTGCCAGACTGCCAGAGATCGCCTTGACGGCTTACCGCAGTATCTGCGATTTCGTTGGGTTCATCGGCCGGATCGTGTTCAAAGTCTGCGAGATCTGCTAGCAGACCATCGATCTCAGCCGGTTCAAAACCCGTGATTTCGAGTTCGAGGTTGCATTCTGGAAGTAATGACGCAAGCTCACCGAGCTGAGATGCAAGTAGACTGCGGTCCCAACCCGCGTTTGTCGCGATCTTGTTGTCGGCGATGGCAAGGGTGAGCTTCTCAGCATCGCTCAACCCACGCATCACCAGAATCGGGATGTTCGTTAAGCCAAGCTCTTTTGCGGCCTCCCAGCGGGCGTGCCCGCATATGATCACAAAATCTTCGTCGACCAGAATTGGGTAGGTCCACCCAAATTGCCTGATAACGTTTGCGAGTTGCCTGATTTGCTTTTTGGGGTGGGTACGGGCATTACGCTTGTTGGGCCGTAATTTGCGAACGGCCTCCATGATTGTCCGATCGAGTGTCATGTTGCTGCTCCTCATGCAAAAAGGAGCAGTTCATATGCACCATAAAAGGCACGTGCGGAAAATGGGGATAAAAGTTTAAAAAAATCAATCTGTTGGCTTACGCTTCCGCCATTTCGGGTCTCTAAATCCCAGGGCAGTTAGGCCATTGCGAATTGTTTGAAGTG